GCACTGTCACAGGAGTTGTCCATGAGCCTCGCTGCCCGTTTTAAGCTACATCTGCAATGTGAGAATTGCCGCCGCACCCGTGCCGTCATTCTCGACGTGCCGGAGGCTGAGGATGCGCCGCGCGATGTCGACGAGCTGATGGACAGCGCCTTCCTGCAGAAGCAACGCTTCGACTGCTTGGTCTGCGAAAGCGCCATCGGCACGATCGTCGGGGTCAACCGCCTCGCGCTCGAAGTGGCGGCCTGATCAGTATCCGGCGTTGACGCAGTTGGCGAAGTGCTGATCGTCGCCGCGGTCAACCTCCTTCGGATACTGCTTCATGATGGCGCGGCGGATCTGGCATGACGCCTTGCGGTCGATCGCGACGGCGCCATCGCAGCCGCTCCAGAGACAGAAGGCGACGTTGCGCGTAGTGGTATAGGTCTTCGGCTCTGCCGCCTCGCTGCGCTGCTGCGCCTGCGCCTGGCGGCAATAGGTCGGCTCCTTGGCGTTATCGCAGCTCAGATATCTCGGCGATTGCGCCAGCACGGGCGCCGTCATGGCCAGGGTCGCCAGCAGGATCAGTCGCAGCATGCGGAATCCCCTGAAAGTTGGAGGCGGTGGCGGCCTGACTAAAACGGCACGTCATTGGTGATCCTGCGCACAAGCGCCAGAATACGCACCATTTTTCCGTCATCGGCCTCGGTATTGCGCGGCACGATGATGGGCTCATGGCGCGGATTGGTCGACCTCGGATGGAATTCCATTCGGTCCTCATAGAGCTCGATCTGCTTGACCGACCATTCCCTGAGATGGCCGCCCTCAAGCGATTGCTCCACAACCACCACCATGCCGTCGCGGAGCGGAATGCGCCCACCGAGATCGTCGAAATCCACGCCGATGATCCTGTCGCCGGGCAGGATCGGCCGCGGCTGCAGGCGGTTCATGCTGTCGCCGGCCACATCGAAAGCGACGAGCCGTGCGAAGGGGAATTGCGGGTCTCGCATCTCGAGCACGGGCTCAGCCTCCAGATCGCTGAACTCGGGAGCTGCCCGAAAAGCGCCGGCCTCCACGATGCCGGCATTGAAGATCGGCACCAGAGGATCTGTGATCTGAGTGAGTTCGGGCAGGTCCACGACCATGCCTTCGGCCCGTGGCGCCGCGATATTGAGGATCTCCGAGATGGCGAGCATCTCCTCGCCTTTGATCTCGCGATTGCCGAGAACCATCTTGTTGACAGCGGTGCGGGGATAGGAGCGGCCGAGCCGCTCCGTGAGCTGCCGAGCGAGCTCGGCCTGGCTCATTTCCCGTCTCAGCAGTCCTTGATTGAGCCAGTCTTTCAGCATGTGCGAACGATAGATTCCAGGCGTACCCGCGTCGCGCTCCTGAATCGGTACGAGGCCACTTGCATTCGTACCGATTATAGTTACACTCGCGCTCATGGAACCTGCCTCCACCATTATTGGCCGCTTCGGCGGCGTCACGAAGGTTGCTGAGATCGCCGGCGTAACCCGCGTTCGCGTCAGCAACTGGAAGCGCCCCAAAGCTGTTGGCGGCACAGGCGGCAGGGTGCCGCAATCGCATCACGTCACGCTTCTCGCTGCCGCTGAGCGCCTCGGCATCTCGTTGACAGCGTCCGACTTCCTGGCTCCCGCAGGGCAGCCGGAGGCGAACCTCTGATGCGCGCGTCCGGTCTTCCCCCATTCGCTGACCGCGCCGCGCAGGGCCGCCCTGGCCTCGTCGATGCGCGTTCGCCGCGCCGTCTCTTCCTGCTTGTCCATGGGGTTCCGCCTCCGTGACCTGACCTCGTCACTGAACACCATCCCAATCATTCCCAACACGGGAAAGCGCAGGGCGCTTTCCCGTTGACGGCGGAGCTTTGTCATGTCTCGCCCGATTTCAGACGCCTGGTTTTTCCGGATCAAGTCCGCGACCCGCGACCTCGTCAACCTCTGCGGCGGCGTCGTTCGGGCCGGCGAGATCGGCCATTGCTCCAAGACCGAGATGAGCCGCTACCAGGTCGGGACGGATGAAGCGATCATCCCGATCGCGATCGCCCTGGCGCTCGAAGCGCATTGCGAAATGCCGTTGCTGACCACGGTGCTTGCCGATTTGAACGGCCGGCGCATCTCGACGCCCGACGAGGCGACGATCTCGGCGGCCAATGTCTTCGCCCGCCATGTCGAGACCGTGCGCAGCGCCGCCGAACTGATGGCAACAGGCGCGGCAGCGGCAGCCGACGGTAAGCTGACGCCGTCAGAGCTCGAACTGCTCGACCGGGCGGCAGCCGCGCTGGAGAAGACACTGGCGCCCTTGCGCCAGGACATCGCGGCGCATCGCGCCGTGCAATTGCGTGTCGTGGGCTGACGCCGATGCAGCCCGGACAGTTCAAGCCCGGATCGGCTTCCTCGCAGGTGGTGGCGCTGGTCGCCGCTGGGGCCGGTGAGCCGGTGGCGCGCGCGGCGCTGCGCGAGGGACTCGACCTCAACAACCGGAAATTCTTCAACCGCACGCTCGACCGGCTGGTGGTGCAGGGGCTGGTGCGAGAGACGGTGGAGGGCTTTTTACCCGCCGCGCTCAGCACTGCGCCTCTGCCAATCGAGGCCCCGGCCCCGGAGCCAGTGCCGGACTGTATGGCCGCCTGCCTCGCCGAGATCGTCAGGCGCGCGCATCGCCATCGCGAGGCCGGCGCGCCGGTGCTGGCGGCCGGTCTGCTGCGGCGCGCCGCGCAAAAGCTCCAGGTGCCGCATCTGCGTCAGAACCTGCTGGCGCTCAGCGATCTATTCGCCGCGCATGGCGCGACTTACCCGATCAGGAGCGCGGCATGAGGGCGCGCCGCTTCATCATCGAGCGCCCCGGCCGCTGGAAGCGCTCGGCCGCGCGCGGCATGGCGCGGGCCGGTTTCCCGGCCGCGATCATCGCCGTGGTGCTCAGGCTGAAGCGCGAGACCGCGCAGGCGATCGTCGATGGCCGCCATGCGCCGGGCGCGCTCTGGAGCGCGGCCGAGCAGGCGCTGTTTCGGGAGGGGCGGTGATGGAACTGCGCGAAATCATCCGCGAGTTGGAGAACTGCGCCTGCTGGGAAGCCATCGGCATCAACCAGCTGGAGACGACGCATTTCGAGCCGGCCTTCGACGCCAAGGCGCAAGAGGTCATCGCCACGGCCAAGCGCCGGGCCCAGGCTCTGGGCGAAGCCGTCAAGCTGCTGAAGAACCCGGCGATTACGCCTCTTGTGGTGGTGTTGCAGTCGCTTTCGGCGAAGACTGACGGGCGGCGCCCCTCATGAGCGCCGCCTATATCGACTTCCTCAAGGCCAAGACCCGGATCGCCGAGCGGCGCGGTCTCGATGTCGACGACAGCGAGATCAATCCGCTGCTGAAGCCGCATCAGCGCAAGATGGTGCTCTGGGCACTGGCCGGCGGCTGTCGCGGGCTCTTCGCCGCCTTCGGGCTCGGCAAGAGCGTCATGCAGATCGAGTTCTGCCGGATCGTCCTCGCCCATCTCGGCGGCATGGGGCTGATCACCTTGCCGCTGGGCGTGCGCCAGGAGTTCATCCGCGACGCCCACACGCTGGCGACCGGCGATCGCAAAGACATTACCGATGCGCAGCGGGCCGAGCTTAAGGCCTGGCAGGCCGGCCGGCCCGACCGTATCCCGAAGCTGCGCTTCATCCGGTCTATCGAGGATGCGGTCGCAGGCGAGATCCATCTGACCAATTACGAGACGGTGCGCGACGGCAAGCTCGACCCGCGCCCGTTCACGGTCACCAGCCTCGACGAGGCCTCCTGCCTGCGCGGCTTTGGCGGCTCGAAGACCTTCCGCGAGTTCATGCGGCTGTTCGACGGGATCCGCTTCAAGCTGGTCGCGACCGCGACGCCCTCGCCGAACGACTATATCGAGCTTTTGGCCTATTCCGCCTTCCTCGAAATCATGGATGTCGGCGAGGCCAAGACCCGCTTCTTCAAGCGCAATTCCGAGAAGGCCGACAGCCTCACGATTCATCCGCATAAGCAGCGCGAGTTCTGGCTCTGGGTCTCGAGCTGGGCGCTGTTCGTCTCGAAGCCGAGCGATCTCGGCTTCGACGATGCCGGCTATGACCTGCCGCCGCTGCGCGTGCATCAGCACCGCGTCGCCACCGAATTGACGACCCGCGATGCCGAGCGCGACGGGCAGGGCATCCTGATCCGCAAATCGGCGCTCGGCGTCGTCGGCGCCAGCCGGGAGAAGCGCGCCAGCCTGTCGGCGAGAATCGGCAAGATGGTCGAGATCATCTCGGCCGAGCCCGATGAGCATTTCCTGCTCTGGCACGATCTCGAAGACGAGCGGCGCGCGATCGAGGCGGCGGTACCGGGCGTGCGCTCAGTCTTTGGCACGCAGGATATCGACGCGCGCGAGGAGACGATCATCGGCTTCAGCGACGGCGCCTTCCAGCACCTCGCCGCCAAGCCCGTCATCGCCGGCAGCGGCTGCAATTTCCAGCGGCACTGCAACAGGGCCGTGTTCCTCGGGATCGGCTTCAAGTTCAACGACTTCATCCAGGCGGTGCATCGCATCCAGCGCTTCATGCAGCCGAACCCGGTCGACATCCACATCATCAGCTCGGAGGGCGAACAGGAGATCCTGCGCACGCTGCTGACCAAGTGGAAGCAACACGAACACATGGTGGCCGAGATGGGCAAGATCATCCGCGAATACGGGCTGAATGAGCACGCCATGGCCCAGTCCCTGGCGAGATCGATCGGCGTCGACCGCATCGAGATCCGGGGCGAGAACCATCGCATCGTCAACAACGATACGGTGCTGGAGACGGCGGCGCTGGCGGAAAACTCGATCGACCTGATCGTGACCTCGATCCCGTTCTCGACGCAGTACGAGTACACGCCGAGCTATAACGACTTCGGCCATACCGACAGCGACGCACATTTTTGGTCGCAAATGGACTTTCTGACGCCGAACCTGCTACGGGCGCTGGCGCCGGGCCGGGACTGCGTCATCCATGTCAAGGACCGGATCGTGCCCGGCGGCATCAGCGGGCTCGGCTTCCAGACCGTCTCGACCTTCCATTGCGACGCGATCGCCCATTTCAAGCGCCACGGCTTCGCCTTCCTCGGCATGAAGACGATCACGACCGATGTCGTGCGCGAGAACAACCAGACCTATCGGCTGGGCTGGAGCGAGCAATGCAAGGACGGCTCGAAAATGGGCGCCGGCCTGCCGGAATATCTGCTGCTGTTCCGCAAGCCGCCGAGCGATCGCTCCAATTCCTATGCCGACACGCGGGTGGTGAAGGACAAGAAGTTCTGGGTGCCGAACGGCGAGAGCGATGAGGCTGTGCTGGCGCGTGCCGAGGCGCTTGATGTCGACGCAGCGGCGCTCGCCATGGCTGATGTCCATGATCTGGCCGAGGACCAGGTGGAAGATGGCCATTGGCAGAACCCGCAGGGCTACAGCCGCGCCCGCTGGCAGATCGACGCGCATGGCTATCTGCGCTCGTCAGGCGACCGGGCCCTGAAGCCTGAAGACCTGCTCGGCGTGCCCGCCAGCCAGATCTTCAAGATGTGGAAGCGCTTCAACCTCGAGGCGGTCTACGACTTCGAATATCACGTCGCGCTCGCCGAGGCGCTGGAGACGCGCGGACGCCTGCCGCCGACCTTCATGCTGCTGCCGCCGCACTCGCCCGACCAGGCCGTCTGGAGCGATGTCACGCGCATGCAGACGCTGAACGGGGCGCAGCATGCCAAGGGCAAGGAGATGCATCTCTGCCCGCTGCAGTTCGACATCGTCGATCGCTGCATCGCGCAGATGTCGATGCCGGGCGAGACGGTGCTCGACCCCTTCGGGGGGCTGATGACGGTGCCTTATCGCGCCATCCTGCAGGGGCGTAAGGGCGTCGGCTTCGAGCTCAACCCCGGCTATTTCCTCGACGGCGCGATGCACTGCGCCGCGGCCGAGGACAAGATCGCGATCCCGAGCCTGTTCGACCTGCTCGATGCCGCGCGCGAGCCCGCGCTTCTGGCGGCGGAGTAGGGCGATGGCTCCGCTCGATCACGCTCTCCGCTATGTCTGGGCCGGCTTCCCGGTGTTCCCGGCCAATCCGGCGCAGAAGCCTGACCCCTGGTCGAAGGCGCCGCATACGCCAAAGGAAACACGGCCCGGAAACCGCGATGGCGGGCATTGGCTGGCTACGCGCGACGAGCGATCGATCCGGCGCTGGTGGCGCGATCATCCGCGCGCGCTGATCGGCTTTCCCACCGGCCTGCGCACGCGATGCGTCGTCATCGACCTCGACCCGAAGGACACCCCGGTAGCCGAGATGCTGGCGGCGCTGACGGAATGGTGCCGACAGTTGATGCATATCGATGCCGCGACCGGCGAGGTCACCGAGCCCGCGATCGCTCGGACGCAATCGGGCGGCCTGCATCTCTATTTCGCCTGGCCGGATGAGGCAGTCTTTGCCGAGGTGGAGGCCAACCTAACCCGGTTGGGCAAGCCGGTCACCGGCTTGATCGGCAATAAGGGCGACGTGTTCCGGCATTTCCTCAAGGCCGGGGAATGCCCGCAGGAGCTTGCCCATATCGATGTGCGGGGCGAGGGCGGCTACGTCATCGCGCCGCCCTCGCGGATGGTCGACGGTGCCGCCTATGAATGGATCATCCCGCGCGGCGAGACCCTGCCGCCTCTGCCGCGGCGCCTGCGCGGCGTCATCACCGGCGAATTCATCACCCAGGCCGAGCGCGATGAGCGCCGGCGCGCCGCCAGCCGCCGGCCGGCTCGCTTCGACGGCAGCGATATCAACGACCGGCGGGTGAAGGCCTATGTCAAGCGCTCGATCGATGGCGCCCTGTCGGATGCGCGCAGCGCCGGAGAGGGCCGGCGCAACCTCGCCGTCTACGAGGCGGCGGTGAGCCTGTCGCGCTTCGTGCGCTCCGGCCATCTCGCAAAATCACAGGCCGAGAGCCTGCTGCTGGCGAACCTGCCGGCCGGCGTCTCGCCCGGTGAGGCGAAGATCCGCGGCACGATCGCCAGCGGCCTGCGCGCAACCGAGGTGCCGGCCTTTTCGCCCGAGCAGCTCGGCCAGGGGAGGGCGGCGTGATGTGGCGGCTTTGGCATCGGCTTTTCGGATGGCACTACGTGCATCTTACGAGCCCGTTGGGCACGGCGTTGGTGCGGCGTGTTCTCCTGATGCCAAACGGGCTCAGATACGTCGTCTGGGTCGGCGAAACCTTCATATTCGAAGACAACGACCGTTGGCGTGCAAGGCCGCTAACTTGGGTTCCCGACCCCGCCGCGACAGTCGGGCGGTGGCCGTGAAGCTCTCTCCCGCCTTGCGCGCCCTCGTCGCCCAAGCGCTCGCCGCCGGCCGCGTCACGCGCGTCGCCATGGGTGAGCGCGCCCTGGCGCCCCGCCTTTCGCCCACGCCGCAACCGCTGCTGGTCAATGCCGAGCAATGCCTCGGCGGCCGGCAGGTTGAGCGCATGCCGCATCTCGATGAAATCGACGAGGATATGACGTGATGCGTCGCCCCCGCAAAATCCTTGTCGCCGACCTGTTGTGCGGCGCCGGCGGCTCCTCGACCGGCTGCGGCCGGGCGCTCGCCGATCTCGGCCTGGAGATGGAGCTTGTATGCGTCAATCACTGGGGCGTCGCGATCGAGACGCACCGCCGCAACCATCCCGAGGCGCGCCATTACGTCCAGGACATCGCGACTGTGCGGCCGCACATCCTGGTGCCGGAGGGCTATCTTGACCTGCTGATGGCCTCGCCGACCTGCACGCATCACTCGGTGGCGCGTGGCGGCAAGCCGACATCGGATCAACAGCGCTCCGACCCTTGGCACATCATCACCTGGCTGACGGAGCTCAGGGTCAAGCGCCTGATTATCGAGAACGTCTGGGAGTTCACCGGCTGGGGCCCAGTCGATGCCCGCACTGGCAAGCCGGTAAAAAGCCGCAAGGGCGAGTATTTCCGCGCCTGGATCGACACGATCCGGCGCCTTGGCTTCGAGCCCGAATGGCGCAAATTGAACGCTGCCGATTACGGCGACGCCACGACGCGCTCGCGCTTCATCCTGATGGCGCGCAGCGATTCCCGCTCCGTCTCATGGCCGATTCCGACGCACCGGAAACGCGAGCCGGCGCAGCATGGGCAGGCGGCGCTTGCCCTCTTTCCCGGTATGCAGGAGTGGCGGCCGGCGCGCGACATCATCGACTGGTCGATCAGGGGCAAATCGATCTTTGGGCGGAAGAAGGCGCTGGCGCCGAAGACGCTGGCGCGGATCGAGGCCGGCGCGGTCAAATTCGGATGGCCAGAGCCCTATCTCGTCATCCTGCGGCAGCACATGGCTGGACGCTCTCTCGACCAGCCGCTGCCGACGCTTTCTGCCGGCGGCACTCATGTCGCTCTCGCCGAGCCGGTGATCATCAACGGGCGGCGTGGCAATCTGGCGGCGCCGGTCTCGGCTGCGCCAGTGCCGACGCTGGATACCAAGGGTGGCGTCTGGCTGGCCGAGCCGGTCGTGCTCTCGCAGCATACGAGCGGAGCGCCGCGCTCGGCCGGCGATCCCCTGCCGACGATCACCACAGGGGGCGCTGGCACCGAGGGGCGCCCTGGCTGCGCCCGGCCGATGCTGATCGAGCCCTTTATGCTGTCGCGGCATGCCGGCGGTGGCGCACGCGATGTCGCCGAGCCGACGCCGACGCAGGTGGCCAAGCATTCGCATCTCTTGATTTCCGCCTACTATGGCAACGGTTGGCAGGAGGCGGCCGGCGCTCCCCCGCCGTGTCACAACGGCGATGAGCCCCTGCCGCCAGTCACGACGAGGGGTCGCTTTGGCATGGTCGTGCCGGTCACCCAGTCGGGCGGCGGCGCATTGGCGCGCGATCTCGCCGATCCCGTCCCGACGATGACGACGGCGAAAGGCGGCGAGTTCGCCGTCGTGATGCCGGTCACGCATGCAGACTGCAGCGATCGCGTGCGTCACGCAGATGACCCCTTGCCGACGATCACAGGGGCCAATCGCGGCGAGCTCGCCTTCATCACCGCGCAGCATGGCGAGCGCGCGGGGCAGGCGCCGCGTGTGCACGACATCGCCGAGCCGGCGCCAACGATCGCAGCGAGCGGGCATATCGACTTGGTCGAGCTGACGCCCGAATACGACATCCTGTTCCGGATGCTGGAGCCTCACGAGCTGGGCGCGGCGATGGGCTTCACTGGCGAGGACGGTCCCTACGAGTTCGCCGGCACGAAAACTGAAAAGATCAAGCAGATCGGTAACGCCGTCTCGGTCGCGAAGATGCGCGCTTGCGTCAGAGCGCTGATGGCTGATGCGGCGCGGCTGCATGCCGATCTCCCGGTGAATGAGGGGCTGATCTCCATGCCGGAGGCCTTGCGCGCGTGACTGACGCTCCCGACGATCTCTCGGCCGAGCGGCTGCGCGCGCTGATCACCGGCGCGCAGGCCGCCTCTCAGGACGAAGGCCCCGCAACCCCGTTCGGCGAGGACGATTCCGACGGTCCCTCCGATATGCCGGTTGGCAATGTCGTGCTCGCCGATGTGGAGTGGTGCGCGCGGCTCGACCATTCCGACACCGACAACGGCAAGCGCCTGCTGCGCCATCGCGGGGCGGACCTTGCCAATATGCTCGAGGAGGGTTCGGACAAGGCGAATTGGCTGGTCTGGACAGGCAAGGCCTGGGACCAGTCCGACGGCTCGAAGCAGGCGCTGGCGACGGCGCAGCAGATCGGCGGGCTGATTGGCCTCGAGGCGGAGTATCTCAACCACACGCCCGGGGAGCTCGCTGCCATCCGCAAGGCCTCGGCCGATGCGACGGATGACAATCTCAAGGCCAAGGCGGCTGCGATCCTGGCGCTGGAGAAGCGGCAGGGCAAGCGGCGCGCTTTTGGCGTGTCCTCGAAGAACCTGGCGCGGATGAACGCCATGCTGACTTGCGCTGCGCCCTTCTGCGTGGTGAAGCCGGAGGCCTGGAACGCCGCGCAGCGCCTGGTCTATGTCGGCAACGGCACGATCCGGTTTGTGCGCGAGGAGGATGTCGAGCGCTCCGGCGAGGTGCCGGTGTTCAAGGGCCGCGCCGTCTTCACGCCCGAGGGCTGGCAGCGCGAGGACCGCGTGACTCGGCTCGTGCCGGTCGATTACGACCCGAAGGCGACCTGCCCGAAATGGCGCGACTTCATCGCGACCTATCTGCCCGAGGCCCTGGTGCCTGGTGTGGCCAGGACGGTGCAGATCTATTCCGGCCTTGGCCTGACCGGCCTGCCGGTGCAGCGCATGTTCTTCCATTACGGCCTCGGCGCCAACGGCAAATCCGTGTTTTTGGAGGTGCTCGCGCGTGTGCTCGGGCCGCTCTGCGAAGGGCTGCCGGCTGAATCGATCTCCGGCCAGGCGCAGAACGCTGCCGGCGGCGCTTCGCCCGACCTGGCGCGCCTGCCGGGCGTGCGCTTCCTGCGCATCACCGAACTGCCGCAGGGCGAGCCGTTGCGCGAGGCGCTGGTGAAGCGCCTGACCGGCGGCGAGAAGATGGATGTGCGCACCCTGTTCAAGGGCTACTTCTCCTTCCAGCCGCAGTTCAAGGCCCATATGTCGGGCAATGGCTATCCGACCATCTCCGGCTCGGACAACGGCATCTGGCGGCGCATGGCCGTGGTGCCGTGGAAGGTCACCATTCCCGAGGATCAGCAGCGCGACTTCGAGGAGGTGGTGCGCGAGTTCATGCCGGAGGCGCCTGGCATCCTCAACTGGCTGATCGAGGGCATGGAGCTTTATGACAGCGAGGGGCTGCACTTCCCGCCCGCCATGGTCGACGCCGCGAAGGAATATCGCGACGAGATGGACCCGATCTCGCTCTTCATCGAGCGCTGCATCAGGAAGGCAGATCCTGACGCGGATGCTCAGATCCGGGCGAACTTCCTGTTCGAGGCCTACACCGCCTGGAGCGAGGCCAACGGCAAGAAGCCGAAGACGCAGACGCAGTTCGGCCGCGTGCTCGGCGCCCGCTTCCAGAAGCGCGAGACCTCGGCCGGCAATGTCTATGTCGACATCGAGTTGCACGACGTGCCCGCCCGGCCGCCGCGGCCCCGCAACCCCGATGACGAGCCATTCGGTGGTCCATGACCCTCCATTTCCGCCGTTTTCATGGAGGGTTGTGGAGGGTTCATGGACGGTTTCGACAAACCCTCCATCGCGTTTTCCGTTTGCGCCTCAATGACTTGGCAGGCGCTATGGAGGGTATGGAGGGTTTACGCGGGTGTATGCGCAGCAATCGGGGTTCGGGGAGTGGAGATTTTCTCTATGCGTCTAGACCCTTCAAAACCCTCCATACCCTCCATTCCTATGATCAATCCTTTGTTATAATTGATGTTTTTACGATGGAGGGTTTTAGAAAACTATCCATCAACCCTCCACAACCCTCCATTGGCAGGAAAGGGCTCGCCTCATGGCTGTGAAAGAGACGATCGATATCGAGGCGCTGCTCTACCGGGCCTATGCACAGTACAGGGTCGACCGGGTGGGGCAGGGCGCTGCGGCGCGGATGATCGGGCTGGCCGGCGCTCCCGTGCTGTCGCAGCCATCCTGGCAGCCGCGCGTCGACACCTCCGCGCCGGGCTCGCGGCTGGCGGCGCGGGCAAGCGAGGTCTCGTCTGTGCCTGATGATCTGCTGGCGCTGCATGACCGCGTGCTGGCCTTGGCTGATCTCTGGTTCGCCTGGGCCGGTGATGATGTCGCCGTCTGGGACAAGACGACGGCTGGAGAGGCTGGGTGCACGATCGAGAAGGCGGCCGATGCATGGTGGCTCGTGCGCAATGGCGAGCCGGTCGAGCGGCTGGAGCAGGCCGGCGTCATGGTGTTGGTGATCCAGCATGCGCGCGAGGGCACGCGCCCTGACGTGCACCCCGACTACAGCAAGCGCGTTGGGCGCAGGCCGGCTGATGCGGCGGCGCATGACCATCGTGGCCGCAGGCGCAAGGGCGAGCCCGTCTCGCAGCGCGAGGTCCAGCATGACCGGGCCTGCTATCACGCATGGCGCTGTGCGCTGGCGCTGTTGCAGGCCGAGTGCGAGGGGCTGTTGGAGAGCTACAGGGTCACCGGCCCCATCTCCCCGGCTGCCCCATGGCTGGCCGTGATCGGCGATCCGGTCGAATGGAGGGCTCAACACCAAAATGTAATGACGGATAACGATCTGATATCGCAGGGCTAATCGCGTTTTGACGGCGCGACCCTCTTGTGGCATGTTCGGAGCATCCCAAAAGGAACAGACCAGCCGCCCGGTGCCACGCGCCGGGGCGCTTTCATGTCCAGCCCCGGAGGCTGCCATGTGACCCCTCGATCCGATCGATGGGGTGGAAAAATGGGTCCTTCCCAGGCCACCCCGCCCCGCGACGTGAAAGCGGCGCGGGATTTTTCTAGCGGCGGTGCCGCGAAACTGACCGAACACACCGAACATGGCGCAGCCCGACCCGAACACGCAGGATGTCGGATGGGTCTCGATCTCCGAACTGGCGCGGCTGAAGGGCCTCGGCAAGGCGGCGATCTCCGAGCGCGTCGCGGGTTTCGTGTCGAAGGGGCTACTCTCGACCAAGCCCGGCAAGGGCAAGGTCAAGCTGGTCAACCTCGCCGCCTTCGACCGTGTCGCGGGTGAGACCACCGACCTGGCGAAGGCCACCGGCGCCGAGACCAAGCGCCAGCACGCCGCGCCATCCACGCCATTGCCGAGCGACCCGCTCGCGCCGATCTACACCGCCGAGCAGGCGCGCCACATGGCCTACAAGGCCGAGAGCGCCAAGCTCGACCTCGAGGAGCGCCAGGGCAAGATCCTGCAGGTGGCCGATGTCGCCGCCGCCATCACCACGGCCGGC